CCGTTCGCACCATCATGTTCCGGGTTGCTGGAGAGAACCCCTGCGTGAAGACTTTGAAGAGTTGGCTATTCGGATCCGACAACCCTTTTGCGAGCACGTACGATGAGGCCTCTCCTGGAATGAAGAGCAGCGGCGACTTGATCGCGCCAGCGCCCTCGGCTCCCGCGCGAAACAACATCGCGGTCGGGTCCAATCCTTTGCTGCCTACGTTCGCGCGGCTCACCGCGCCCGACATGTGCTGGGCGTAGATACTGAAATTGTCCAGAGCCTTGGTCTGGGGAGCGCCCAGAATTGTCTTCAGGGCTGGCTCATTCTGCTCGAACCACGTTCGCAACGATTTGCCATCCAGAACTTTCCCGATGGAACTATCCGTGGGCCTCGAGAAGCGATTCAGATTGCTGGCAAGCCACGAGTCGGCCAGCTCGTGATAGAGATCAGGGTTTTGCGTTCGGATCTCCGCGAGCGCTTTGCCGTTCGGGTTTGTGAACAGTTCCGACATCCATTGCCGCGAGCCCAGGGTACCGCCAGAAGATCCGAAGTCTCTACTCAAGCGCTCAAGCTGAGGGATATTCCGCAGTTCGCGGAACTGATCACGCACGCCCTTTGCCGCCGTCATGGCATCCTCGAAGGACATTCCGAACTGCTGACTGACGGCGTCGATATCCTTGGTGATCGCATTCAGTACAACGTTCGCCTCGGGGCGAGCGTTGGCGTTCTTGGCTGCATCCTTGAGAATGCCGCTGTAAAGCTCATCCATCTGCTGCGCCGTTTGCTCAGTGGGCGCCGCGTTCAGAATATTTCTGAAGCGATTGTAGACAGTCTTCGTCTCGCCTCGATTCTTGAGCGCATTGGAGACGCCTTTCATGGCGTCCAGCGTATTGGTTAGAGGAATCGGCGTCTGATCTCCAACTGTATCCCGAAGTGTTTTGAATGTCTGGGTATACGATGTTTCACCCGGCTCGAAAACCTGTCGAAGGAACTGCTGCCCGTGAGCCGCAGCCTCATCAACCGGACTGGCGTTATCGACAATCGTACTGACTTTCTGGTTGAGGAACTGCGCGACCTTATTGGCGTCTGTCTGCGTGCGGATTTCTCCGGGCAACAATAGACGCGTCGCTTGCTGCGTTCTGGCAGCTCCCGAGCCTGGCATCGCAGAGGACAGCGGGAACGGTGCTCCTTCCTGCTTGGCGAAGTCAGCCGCGGCCGCCGCAGGCTCGGAGAGAGGAGAGGAAAAGATCTTCTTGGAAGCAGCGCCGAGCCCTTTGACGATGCTTCCACCCACGAAATTTCCAGCCGCCTGTTCCACTCCATATTTCGCGGCGCCCTTCACATCCGTCGGCTCGCGTGTCTGTTGCTGCCTGATGAGCTCTCCTGTAGCCCCACCGGCGCCAGCCATCAACGATTGCAAGGCCAGTGCGCCCCATCCGCCTCCGGGCACCAAGAGGCTGCTGAGCGCTCCGAGCACCGGAATCGATTTCTCGTGAAAGCTCTCCCGCTCAAAGAGCGGAATCTTCTGATCGCCTTGGGCAACCAGGTCGCTCACTTCCTTATACATTTTCTGCGCAATGTTTGGATCATCTGGCGCAGCCTTCATCTCGGGAGTTTGATAACCGTTGTCCGTAACGTACCCAAATTTCTGTTGATGAGCCCCATAGCGGCGCAGAAGTTCGGATTGGGTAGTACCTTCAGGGACATTCGAAATCACAGTCCCGTCGGGCATGCGTACGTCAGGCATTATTTCGGCAACGCGTTGAAGTCAACGACTCTGCCGCCTCCGGCACCTTGAGATTTGACACGTTGTTGGATGCTGGGTGGTAACGTGACCGCATTGAGCGATCCGCCGATAAATTGATCTAGGCGATTAAACTTGTTAGCTATTTCCGCATCACTATCGAGTGGATGCGGCAAGAACTGATCCAATACCTGCTGCATTTCCTCTTTGTTAACACCGGCACCTGTTCGTGCGCGTAGTACCGAATCAATGGCGATCGCAAGATCATCACGCACCTTGCGGCCCTCAGTTCCAGGCGCGCGCACAAAAGAAGTCAGGACAGTGCCACGATTGACAGAACCATCAGGATTCAGGAATTTTGTTTTAACGTCATTTCCGATTTGCTGAGCCTGAATCAACCCAGAAATGCGGCCGGCCGTATCCGGCGTGACCTGATCTGGTTTGCCTGCCCCAAGATCGGCCACGGTCTGCCCAGTGCGCGGATTGAACGTCCGGATCCGCGGGCCGGCCGGCGTATCGATGGTCTGAGTGGTGATCTGTGGCAAACCGAAGTCAGGCATGATCTGCCCATCGGGCCCCACCTTGACCCCCGTGAGCTCCATGCGCGAGGCCCCGCCCGGACCAGCTGCCGGGGCCGCTTGTCCAGGTTGACCACCGCCCATCAGGGTACTCAAGAGCGCTCGATTCTTCGTCTGCTGGTCATTCTTGAGGACGTCCTCACCTTTCAGGAATCCCGACTGCAGGACTGTCAGAGCCGTCCGCGGATCGGCGAGGAGATCGGTCAAAGACATGGGCGGCCGCGCCTGCGCGCTGACACCGGGCAGGCCGGGCGCTACAAGGCCATTTGGCATGCTCGGCTGGCCCTGAAGCAGATCGCTGAGTTGCTTTTGCGCGCCCTGCTGATTCGCAAGCGCTGCATTCTGCTGCTGTTCGCGCTGAAGCTGAATCTCGTACAATTTCAGTTTGGCATCCATTTCCTTCTTGTTCTGATCTTGCTGATCCCTCAGTTGTTGGCCCTGCGTATAGGCCTGCAGAAATCCAGCCCCGAAATGGGGGGCACTGAAACCGGTCATATCTGACTCCTAGGTCGATGGTTTCTTGTGGCCCATATAGGCACCGGCCGCCTGCCCAAGAGAATTCGATTTCTGCGCGCTTTGTTCGGCCTGCGCGTTGGCATTCAAAGCCTGGGCCTGTGCGGCCATACCGAGCCCGGACATGGCGGTCCCGGTCTGCCCCGTCGCCAACGTCATGGCCCGTGACATCTCATCTCCATAGGCTTGTCCCGCTCCTTGCGCCATGGTTGCCGCGCGCTGGCTTTCGAGATTCGTCAGAGCATCGGTCAATGCACCTCCTGGAGCGACCGTCGCAAGAGTATTGTCCTTCGCCTGCGCGAAACGCCGGTTCGTCGCATCCATCAACGCCGCATATTGCGGGCTCGCCGTGATATCAAACCCAGTGCCGACTGGAGCGCCAGGGCTCGCCATGGGGGTAGCCGAGATCGGAGAACCTGGCAGTGGACCGCCCAAAATTCTTTCGCCCGCTCCAGCAGGACTTATTTGAACGCCACCGCGGCCTCCAGCAATTTGCGGCATCGATGAGGTACTTCCTCCTACTACCCCAGGCATGCCGCCAATACCTAGAAAGCCCGCACTGCGACCGATCAGTGCGCGTCGGATCGGATCGGTCTCACCGAAGAGCTGCTGAGCAAGTCTTGCTTGCGCATCGGCGGCCCCACTTCCGCCACCAGATTTCTTGCCACCCGCAGCACCACCGATAGCGGTGCCCGCGCCAACCGCAACTGCTGCCCAGGTCATGCTGCCCTCTCATGGACCAAAGATTGAAGTTCGCGCAAGTCCTGCAGATGTCGCAGATAACTCGCGCTCTTGATAATCAACTCATCTTCGAGTTTCAGGAGATCCGTTTCCGGGGTCGGATGCACGGTCATCCAAGTCATATCTTCCAGGATGTAGAGCACCTTCCGAACCCCAGGACCGGACACAAACGTCGCCGGTGCCGCGATCTCTTGTGTGATGCCATCCATCATGACCAGCGCGCGACCAGCCGTCACGATGTTGAAATGCTCGGTCTTGTGCTCATGCCCAATCACAAATGTCCCTGCCGGCATGAAGATCTCCCGCAGGTAAATCCCCGGCGCGAAGCGATGCGTGAGCGGGCAGTCAGTCTGCGGTAGCTTCAGGAGATCGGCCTCGAGCGTCTCGACGCGCTCACTAACGCTGAGCGATCGTCCAACGATCACCGGAAGGTTCATCAATCCCTCACGTAGTAGAGAATCACGGCGGCATTCTTCTTGCCGGTATAGACGTTCGTGATCATCTTCGGGATAGCCCCAACGCGTACGAACCCAAGTCGCTCTGCAAACCCAACCGCGAGCCCACTCGTTTCAGGGGTGGCGCCGATGAGTACATCGAATACCGGCTTTCCATTCGCCTCGAGCGACATCCAATAATCGATCACCATCCGGCCGGCCTGCTCGGTATCTCGACCCCAGGAATCGACCAAGAAGCAGAAGTGAGCGAACGCGTGGTTGGCGGTGATGCCATTCAGCCACGCAAAGCCGATCGGATGCAGGCCGCGATAGATGAACACCGGCAGATTGCAGGGTCGCTGCATCTCGGCGAGAAAATCCTCAGGCGTCCAGATCAATCCCTCGCAGAATACTCGTTTGAACATCCCGTCCTGTTCGCATCTGCGGGCGATATCCAGAACATGCTTGTCCGCAAGCGTCCAGATGCCGGCCACCTGCGCATAGGGCAGGAGACTCAGATCATTCGCTTTCCGCTGCGTAGAGAGATACTGGACCGGTGCCCGAAATTCGGATCGCTGCTCTATTGCCATTGCCTGTTGCTACCAAGCGTCTGCGGGTATCACGATTTCCAGTGATCGTATGGGACTGATGTACCGAATCCATCAGGATCAACTGGCCAGTGCATGAATCAGCATTTGACGCATCGACGTCGTACTTGACCCACCGAGGGAAATGCGGGCGCGTCTGAAGCATGAAGTCCTTGCTCTGAGCTTCAAAGCTGATCGGCTCCCCTGAATCATCGGTATAGGCCGTGTTTTCGATGACTCGGACGTAGCCAGAACTGTCGCCGATCAGAACACGTTTGTTCGTCTGATCTGTCGCAATCGCGCGTATTTCAATCGGATCTCCATCGTTGTAGGTGTAATACGACGTTAGATTCGTCTCCAGGTTCATCACCAGCACATTCGTCGGATAGCTGTAGCCAGACGACGTATATCCGAAGTACAGGAAATTCCCATACGTCCATAGCCACGAAGTGGACATGTCCGCGACACCCGGAATCCCCTGCGTATCCTCGCCTCGGAAGATTGGCTCGAAACCGTCCTCAGTGATTTTGGTGTCAGATCCTGACGAATAGAGATAGATCCCATCAGGACCTGTGTGATAGATACCTTTTCCGGTGACCGAGATCGCGCCGCGAATCGATTGAGCGCCGGTCTTTGCCTTCATCGGCAAGGGCAGGAATGTTCCATTTCCGGTACCCTGAATGTAGTAGATCTCGATGGCCGAGAGGTAATACAACTGTCCGTTGTGAAAGACGGCCGCTTTGCCTGGGAACTGCGGGACGCTGACCTCGATATAGTACAGAGCGGGCCAATACTCCGGCTGCTTCGGCTTGCAGTAGTAGAGAAGATTGTCCTTGATGATAAAGCAGGTCCCATCGTAGGCCGGCCCAAGGACGAAGGATCCTAATGGGGGTCTATCGTGATCCGTCGCAACCAAGTCGCCGAGATCAGAGTCGGCCTGCGTGGAATCAAACGTATCCAACGGGACTGAATACACGGGAGTCGTAGTCGTGCTATCCAGCACATCGAAATACTGTTCCCAGGAGGATGTATTCTCGCTTGAATTGGTCGAGTCTGACGTCGTGAATTTGTAGCCAGTTCCGGCGATATAGGCGTCCGTTGCTTCCCAAGCGAACACGTAGCCATAGGTGTACGTAACATTCACCGCAATCTCTGCCGCGTAGAAATATGACGCGCCATTCGCAGCAGTCCGGTACAACCGGATATGGGTGACCTGGGAATCTGTCGGTGCGGTGCAATTTACGGCCAGAGATCCGTTCACGAGAATCGTGCCGATTCCTACCGGTGATGGATTGCTCTCCGTCACGACAACGGAACCCATCTTGCGGACATACGTATACTGAGCGTTATACGTTCCGGTCAGCCCCGCGCCGCCACCTACGTCCATGGTTGGCGCTATAGTGGGCGCATCAATCCCCCACTCGTAAACAGATCCTGATTGAACGCGCTTGCGATCCGCACCATTCAACGCAAAGACATTCTGCGTCGTATCATTGAAGGCGTTGTACTGAATCGCTGTCCACTGCGCACTCGTGAGCCCGGATGCAATGCTCGACTCGTCCTCATAGATCTGAGTGCCAGCGAACGTGTATCGAGTGCCGCCCTGTGCTTCGATCCACCAGACATCTGTCGCGATGGCCGATTCATTGAGCTTCGCGGATCCGTCGCGAGTCTTGGCGATCCCCGCCTGATTGACTCTCAGGTTCTTGCATCGAACCATCGCGCTCGAGGAGACATTGACGCCGTCACCAGTCTCTGGAAGGTCGCTCGGATCGCGCGCGATATTCAGCGCGCCACCAACCCCGAAGAAGATAGTCACGGATCCAACGCCGGATAGTGATCGGGCAAGCGGGGATGCCGGAGTCGTCGTCTCGACATCCCCGGTGTTGTCAGCCGGTAATCCCTGTCCTGGCGACGACTACGCAGATACCGCTTGCAGAACTGAATCCCGAGCGCATATCGGCCCTGCCAATAATCCGCCAGGCTCTGGATCTTCCCGTCTGTATTGGCACCATATGCGCGACTGACAGTTCCGTGTCGAATGTACTTCAGCATGAAGTCAGGGAAGTCAGATTCATCGGACACCGTGCGCATATCTGTCGGCGTCACGCTGTAGACCATGAACACACTACTAGTCGCATCAACGATATCGACCGGGATTCCTATTTCAGAATCCGTAGAACCAGTCCGAATCGCGATCACGCCAGTCGTCGTATCCTCCGAATCCCCATCCGCATAAAGCGCTACGCCATCCCCGCTGATCTCATTGACCCACGAGGTCGCCGGCCGGGGATAGAGCACGTAGGAGTTGTCCGTCTCATCGTACGGATAGAACGCAAGCGGCAATCCCTGGGTAACGACGTACGAGGGATCCGTCGCCTGGATCTGCTTCTTGGTCGTTCCGGCGATCGGCTTCTCATCGTACGCGATGTATTTGAGGGTTCGCAGATTCGACGGGAACCGAAACTTGATCACATCCCCAGGAATCTCGCCCATGAAGGCTTCCCAGGGCTGCGTGAAATGAATGCCGTAGTCCGAGACATCGGCCGCGATACCTGACATCTGCTGCGCTTCCCAGCGGTGACACATCACCGCATCGTCATAGATCGTCAGGCACTGATAGAACTGGGACAGATCCGTCGACAGGAAGCGCCATTCCCAATCAAACTGATACGCGAACTGATAGAGCCCCGGTACTCTCTGCGTGGCGATATCCTCGAGAGCCATGGTTTTGTGCTGGAAGTCCTGCTGGATGTCATTGTATATATGCATCAGCATCGCATCCGACCAGAGTCGTCCGTTCGGATCTCGAAGATACCGCCGAATCTTGACTAGTTCGCTTCCCCAGCTCATGACGTAACGGTCGGCCACGGCTCTTTGCGGGTTTGTACGCCACTGGCCTCGATTCGCTCGGCGTAGTCCTGCTTCACGCCCAACGCATCGAGATAGAGCTGCCAATGATTCTGAGCCTCTGTCGCATCACCACGAGATGCCCAGTACTCGCTCACGGCATAGTGAATGGTCGCGTACTTGAAAGAATCGCGAAGCTTCACGCGATCGCGACCGGATTCGTATGCGGCCGGGATCTCCACCACAGTCAACTCCATCGCGTTCGATGTCCCTGATGGCTTGGGGTAAAATCCGATCACGTCTTCACCGATCGGAAAATAGGCCCATGGATCGGCCGAATGCAGCATCCATCGCGGATTGTGCGCATTCAGGCGAATCAGATCGGTCTGCTCCAGCCGTCGCTTGTTATTGACAGACCAGACATCCGTGATCCATCCCAGCGAGCCTGAAGGCAATCGCAAGCGATAGAGCATCGTGTTGTCTCGGAGCGGCACGAAATACTGCCGCTTATTGCAGCCCGTCAGCATCGAGATTTCCTGAACCGCATCATTGATGCTGTCCCGGATCTGCGCCATACCGGTGTCGTCGTCGGTAAAGACATCCGGCGAGTCAGGGTTCTCGCCGATCAGCTCGAGAACCCGCTGTTCGAGCGCGTTCAATCGGACACCCGCAGGCGACTACAGGATAGGGCTGTAATCTTTGAGTGCTTCACACCCGCGGGCGCCGAATCAGAGGTAGCCAAAGGAATGCAGAGCCTTCCAGGTATCCGATTTCCCATCGGCCTCGAATGGCTCTACGATCAGATCGTTCATGTCGTAGTACCCGAATTCGGTACCCGTCACCGAGGCGTCGACGTCGCCCTTGAGGTTGATTTCCTCAGCCGTCGGCCCGGCCTGCCAGCGCGGCACGATGTAGAAGTCTGGCGCATTGCCATCGACCGATGCCCACTGGAGCACATCGAAATTCGCTCGGCGAAATCGCTTTTCCGTGGTCCCGGTGCGCACTCCAACCTGCTGCCAGACCATGTTCAGCTTGCCCTTTTCCCAAATTGTCTCAGCCATGTGTTCCTCCTAGCGGAACTTTGATGCGATCCGCATATTGCTCGCGGTTCGCTTCGAGGAATTGTTGTGAGGTCGCCTGGGTCACAATCTGCGCCTCGCCGATATGCCCTATCTGGTATGCACCATCACAGTAAATCTCGACGCCACGCTCTTTCGCATTGACGCAGAAGTAGACATCCTCCCCGCACTCGTGGAATTTGAACCAGGGCGGCGGTATGCGATCGAGCACATCAATGCGCATCAAACACGCCCCAAATCCAACGGCATCCACCTGACACAGCTTGGGCGGTACTTCCAGCATCTGGTAGTGGGTGTACTTATCCGGCAAGTCGTCTTTCACGTAGCAGACAGGGAGTTGCCGTCCAACCCGGCCGAAGTACAGCGCCGAGACAACATCCAGATCGCTATGTTTTGCGAGGTACAATGCGAGATCCGGATTGAAGACATGATCGTCATCCAGCCATAGGATGTGCGTATAGCGCTTCCCGGTATGCCCGCAGATATGTTGCTGAGCAAGCGTCGCCAGATGATTACGCGCCCAATGCACTACCATGCGCTCGGTGTTTCCCATTTGGAAAACCTTCAAGCCGTGGAGCCAGGAGTAGGCCACCATATTCACTACGGAGCGCGTGAAGGCAATCGGGCATTCGTAGTCCTTGCACGGCGTGAGGATCAGGATCGAGAGATCCTCGAGCCGCTTCCGCTCCTTCGCAGAGGGCGCGTAAATACCGTCAGACATGCGACCACTTCCACACAAGTGGATGTTTCACGAGCTGAACGAACTTCTCCCATCCCGTGAGATTCGCCGGCTTGATGCGCGGACATGCGCACTTCGGACATCCATGGGATTTCCGAAGATCCCACGGGCTCACCACGGCGGTGCATAACGTGCACCGGTAGAATGTCAGACCTTCAGACACATACCCCTCCTATCAGGGTACCTTGCGAAAAACGAACTGCTGCTCCCAGATGAAGCCTCGCAAATGGTCGGCGCAGAAGCGCAGAACTCGCGGGCACCATCGGGCCATCCACTCGTACTGCTGGTACGGGACCTGGGCGTAGCTTTCGAGATACAGGGGAATCGTTCCCTCGACTCCTGCAGCCCATGCGTTGGTCCCGCTGGGATATCCCTTGATCCCGTGAAAACTCGCACGGCTGAATACGTGTAAGTGATCCCGGTAAGTCAGCGCCGATGTGCTCGACTCGTCCGGAACGTGTATCCGCAGATACCCGCCTGGCTTCAGGATCCGAGCGCAATCAACAAAGGCTTCCCACCAGTTTTCCAGATGCTCGAAGACATGACGCGCCTGGATTCCGTCAACACTATTGTCACCCCACGGAAATGGAGTCACGTTCAGATCCCATTTCACATCCGCCTTACCGAAGGCGTCTACATTGATGTGATCCGACTCGTGATTCGAACCGCATCCCAGATTCAACAATACCGGTTTAACATGCGCTCCCACTTTGCACCTATCGTTTGCCAAGTTGGAACTTTCGTATTCGCCGCGCCTTCAATCAGGCGCTCGTGAAACGATTGCGACATCAAAACATCGCGAGCTGCTCGAATGACCTCCAGGCTGTAGACCATGTAGTCATGCGGCTGAAAGCTGGTCAGCATTCCGTTTCGCAATGGCCTGATCCATTCCGGCGCCGATCCAAGGCCGCCCGTCGTGATGACCGGCGTACCACTCGCCAGGGCCTGCAGGATGATGTTGCTGCAGATCTCGGGATATCCCGAGGGCAGGATCATCAATCCGGCCTGCCCGAGCTCATTCGCAAAGTCCTTTTGCGGAATGGGATCGCAGAGCTGAACCTTGCTCGCCCGGATCGGCTCATAGTCGAACTGATCCGGCCCCTCGTTCGGGTGAAGGACCGCGAGCCGACTAAACGCCTTCAGCTTGAGCGACTTGCCGGTCGCCTCCCTGAGAGCCTCGAAGATCAGCGGCAGCCGCTCCAATCCGCGATTCGGAGCGCTCGCGAAAATCAGATAGTTCGGGTCCTTGTACCGCGGGAAGAAGATATTGCGGTCGACCCCGTTGGGGATGACCACCGATTTTCCTATCTCGCGGTAGTACGTCCGCCAGATGCGCTCGGCATAGGCCGACATGAATACGGTGCAGGCAAATCCCCTGATGACATCCGGATCCGGTATGAACCCCGCATGCGGCAGATCGTGCGTCCAGAGGAATCGTTTGCGCGCGCTGATGCCTGGGTAGCCATCGCCTACTCCGCGATTGCAGATCAGCGCATCGTATTCGCCCCAAACCTCCTGCAGCCATTTGGTCCCTGCTCGAGTCGCCCCTGCACTACGAATATCGCTCCAGACCGTGACATCGTGTCCTTGGTTCGAAAGATAGTCCGAGATCTGAAAGAGCGAGGAGACCATGCCCCCTCGAGCGTGCCGCTCGAGATCGACGACGGTTTGGAGTCGCGTCGAATGATCGATAAACAGAATCCGCATTTCACCCCCTATCGGTGAAATGAGAGAGCCCTAACTCTCCCTTGGTGGATTACAGCGCTCGGATGAACGCTGCGGCCGTGGTCAGGTACTGTGAGCTCGAGGAGCCCGCCACCGCGGCGCACAGGAAGCCGAACGCCTTGGAGGTGCCCGTCGAAGTGGCCGGCAGAAGGCCCCACTGGGCATTGACCGTGCCCAGGTTGTCACCCGCGGCCGAGGAACCGGTCGAGCTGTAGATTCGGATGCTCGAGCGATATCCATAGACCTGGATGAGACCGTAGTCGTTGTTGGCGATGTCGTTGTCGGCGACACCTGCAAACGCCTGGAGGGTTGCGGTCGCCGCCTGGGTGACGCGCACACCGTCCGCGCTGGCGCCGGTATCCCACACACAGGCATAGCCCTGCGTGAGGGTTCCACCCGAGACGTTCTTCGCGACCACGAAGATGGTCTCGGCACTTGCACGAGAGATTCTCTTGAAAAGCATGGGAAAGTTGCTCCGTTTGTGACTGACGGAAGCCCTATCCTTCCCGTTCTGTTAGAGATTACGAGGTGATCGACTGGCTGATGCCGTACACCACCCCGAGCTTGCGCAGATTGCTGACCACGGCGTTACCCATGAACAGAATCTTTGCGGTCTTCGCAGTCTGATTCTCGGGCTCGACGAAGGGCGTCGTGACGATGTCCGTCTCCGAGTCGATGATCAGCTTGTAGAAGTTGGTGTTCAGGAAGAACGCCGTGCCGAGCGTGATGGCGGTGGTACCCGTGCTCACATCCGGAACGATCTCATCCCAAATGATGGTCGCGCCACGGAGCTTGATGGTGTCAAACCCCATGTCAGCCATCTTGGTATTGGTGTAGAGGATCTTCGCATCCAGGCCGTTCTCGTACGTCTCGAAAGTCACCTGATCGGCAATGATGAGATTCGGAGAGCCGCCCGAACCACGGCTGCAGTAGTTGTACATGCGCTTGAGCGCCACCGCGAGACTCTTGTACGTCGTCGCATTGATGGCAAACGCATTGCCCGTGTCCGTCGAGCCGCTGGCGGCGGTGGCGGTCTGATGCCTCCACCAGGAGTAGGTGGCGCCTGCGATGTTGCCGACGTTGCCGCCCGCGGTCGGATCGGTCTGGTTGTTCTTGCGCAGGAAGTACGCCAGCGGGTTCAGATCCTTTGCGTTGTTGCCGGGGACGAACGTTGCGCTCGAGACCGTACCTGCCAGCAGCTGGCGGTTGAGCTGTTCGCGCATCGTCATCTCAGCCTGTTTCAGCTTCGAGCTGAGAAGGCCGATCAGCTGCGCTTCGCCGGAGTTCTGGCGCTCCTCCTTGCGGCTGATCGAGATCGTGCCGCCCAACTCACGCCACTCGAAGAACGCCGTGGTCATGCCATCCTGCGGCGTGGTGTCGAGGGTATCGTAGTTGGAATACGACTTGATCGTGTTGTTGTCGTCGTACATCAGCGGTGCACGAATGCGCTCGCCGCCGTTCTGCGTCTGAACGGCATCGTTCATGCGCAGGGCCGCTAAGAACGCGGAGTCCTTGAAGATGTTGTCGAACATGCTTCCGGAGCCCACGTACGCATCCATGGTCGTGGACAAGAGAGCGTCGTAATAGACTGTATTGGTACTGGGTGCGCCAGTATCGCCGACTGTTGCCATGATGAAAGTACCTCGCTAGTTGTAAAACTCAACCAGCGGGCCGCTTGACTCCCTGACGTTGAAGACGCGAACGCGCGACCTCGACGGCTTGGTTGAAAGAAAGAGGCCCGGATGGTTCCTGTGTGGTCTGCTTCGTGGTCGTGCTACCACCCGACACCTGAGCGTTTTCCGCCGCCCCTCTCAGCTTCTGCATGGCCGCTTTCGTCGCGCGGGCTTCCCAGATTTCCGATGGCACGGCGAGCCGGTACAGAGCATCCGGGTCCTGGACGAGCGAGGGATGGGATTTCAGTTTGTCCATCATCTCTGTCTCGTACGTGCGCCAATCGGAATAGTGGGAATCCAGGTACGTCTCCACGTTCTGCTTCTTCAGGCTCCGGACTTCCTCGAAGACAGGACGCATTTCCTTCAGAACTTCGTCTTTGGCTTTAGCCATGACGTCGTCCCAGGATTGAGGCGCCCAGTCTTTCGGCTGGTCCGGCCCGCTCTGCACGAACTGATAGCCGTACTGCGAGGCGATTTGCCGCATCGTCCCCAACGGATCCTTCTCGAAGCGATCGTAGGCATCGATTTTGGGTCGAAGCTTCGATAACTCCTGCATCCGCTTGGTGTAGGACGACTGCATCTGCTTGTAGGCGGCTTCCAACTCAGGCTTGCCCTGAATGGATGCCGGGTCAAAGAACGACTCAATAGCGTCCGCAACAGGTCCGTTTCCGGTTGTCTGAGCAGCGCGACCAGAGTCACCAGCGCCAGAGTCGGGTGCGTTGCCGGTTGTTCCAGTGGAGTCCGGCGCGGCTTGTCCTCCCGTGGCAACGGGATCTGTCATATCTATCTCCAGAAAGTTAAACGCCGCTAAGCGGCGCTATTCGGTACTACCGAATTCTTGGGCGGCCGACCGCGACGACGCGGCGGCTCCGAATTGGATACGTCTTCTTGCGCTTCACAAGACATGCACAAGAATGTGAGCAGGTCCGTCTTGCATTCCGCGCAGAGATCGAAGTGCGCGTCATCACCATTGACATGCACATGCTCGATCGCGCGACGGCTCGGGTGTCTATCGCAGACTCTCACATCCACCCCTTGCCGTATGCCTCTGAGACGCCCTGCTCTTTCATGACTTCTCGCCGGTGCTGTTTGGAGCGGATGTAGGTTTCCAGATTCTCATCGTAGTACGGCTGCATATCGCCGATGACTCGATGTCCGCCAATGATCTTGGTCATCGGCTTTCCGCACTCACAGGCGAGCGGATCATTGCGAGCTGCGACCGAGCGGAACTCTTCTTTCGTCGCGCCGCACGAGCATTCGTATTGATAGAGCATTACTGCACCGTCGGCGCACCACCGCCGTTCGTATTACCGCCCATGGGACCCATGGCAGCGCCCATGACTGCGGCGATGGGATTGTTCGACGGTCCGCCGCCCTGCTGCCCAGGCATCGGCATCTGACCTGACATCATCTTAAGACCGAGCTGCCTGAATTCCTCGAGCGCCGCGTCATCCTCAATGTTGAACATCGCCGCCATGCGCTTCATCACGGACGGGGCCGTAAGAATCTGCGGGAATGGGATGATGACTTGCGACATGAACGCGATCCATTGCGCGCGCTCAATCTCCGGCAGTCGCGGCTGCGAGGCCCCGGCATTTACGCCGTATTCAAACTCGCCCTCGATTTCTTGATAGTCCTGTTGCGTGACGGGTTGCCAAAACTCACCTTGGGGACCTGTGACCTTGACGGCCTCATCCTTGTCGATATGAAACTGGACCAACATGTCCAACTTCTCAGCGGCTTCCAAAATCCAGTCCACGACCATGGAGAGCCGATCGCCTTCACGCACCTCGAGTCGCTTGTCCAGCAGACTGGCCTCGGTCGCAGAATTGGCGTCCGCAATGCCGCGCGCATTATTCGGCGAGCCCAAGATTTCGACCATGTCGTTATTCAGGAGCGCGAGCTCCTGCAGATTCTGCTGATCGAGCGGCGCATCTGAAATCGGGTTCACGGCACCCAGC